TTCTACATCGCCGACTGGATCTCGAGCGCACTGCGCATCAAGGCTGAGATCATCTGCAAGCACTGGCAGCCCGAGACGATCATCAAGCGCAGCAACATCGAGCGCACGCCCGACGCGCAGCTGGCACTGCAGGCCGTGCAGCTACTCAAGGACGAAGAGATGGCCCAGTACCGCATCACGGTCGAGGCCGACAGCATGGCCGCGCTGGACTGGGCGGCCGAGCGCGACGCGGCTGTGCAGTTCATGCAGGGCTTGGGCGCGTTCGTGTCCCAGGTGGCGCCGATGGCCCAGCAGGTGCCGGGCGCTGCGCCTGTGCTGCTGTCGCTGCTGCAGTGGAGCGTGAGCAAGTTCCGCGTGAGCACGCAGATCGAGTCGATCCTTGACCAGGCCATCACGGGTCTGAAGCAGCAGGGCATGCAGCAGCAGCAGCCCAACCCGATGCAGATCGCCGAGGTCGAGGAGAAGAAGGCCGGCGCGGCCGAGCGGATGGCAAAGGCCAAGAAGGCCAACGTCGAGGCAGACGGCCAAGCGATGCAGTTGGCGGCCATGCAGCGTCAGATGCTGCAGCCTCAAGGCAACCTGCCTCCGGCAGCCCCCCAGATGCCCGCGGTGCGCGGCCCGATGCAATAAGGAGTGAGCCATGAAGCCCAAGATGTTGATTTCCGCCGAGTGCAAAAAGATGCTGGACGACGCCATCTATTTGGAGATGAGCCAGTCTCAGCTTTGGAAGCACATTGCCAACCACATGCAGCGCATTGGGTATTTCGGCGCCCAGTCGTATTTTCTCAAGGAAAGCGCCGAGGAACTCGAGCACTACCAGTTGATCGTGGACTTTCTCAATGACGTTGGCGCCGTTGCCATCGTCCCCGAGTTGGATCGCCTGACCGAGAGTTTTGATTCTTTGCAGAAGGCCATCACCCGCGGGTACGAAACAGAAGTCGAGGTTTACAACGACTACAAGCGTTTCTTCGACAAGGAAGACGACGCTGTGGTCAAACAGTTCCTATTGCAGTTTTTGGAAATTCAGCGCAAGGCCGTCGGTGCTTACGGCGACCTGTTGTCTCGCCTGGAGTTGGCCGGCGACGACAAGTGCGCGCTGCTGATCATTGACAAGGAGCTTGGTGCCTGATGACACGCCGCCGCTACATCCAAAGCAAAGAACCGCCTTACGAGTTGATTGAGATCACCGACGACTACCAGGCGCCCATGCGCACCGACTCGGGCGCACTCTGGGGCGACCGCAGCTACGACGGGCTGCGTGCGACTGATGGCACCGACATCAGCACGCGCACGAAACACCGCGAGTACATGAAGGCAAACGGCCTGGCGACGGTCGATGACTTCAAAGAGACTTGGGCGAAAGCCCAGGAGCGACGTGAACGCCTTTTCACCGAAGGCGGCACGATCACCAAGCGCGACATCCGTTCCGCGATTGAGCAACTACAAGCAAGGCGATAAACATGAATGAACCCACGACATCACTGCGCGACGCCATCGAGTCCGCGATTGAGGAGCCCGAAGATTCAACAACTACGCAAGCACCTGCTGCCGAGCATTCTGATTTTGCTCCTGCTGTACCTGATGCTGCGCCCGACACGGCACAGCCTCAAGGCGATGCGCCGGCGGCCCAAGACCTGAACGCACTGGCCGAAGGCGATCAATCGAAAGATGTTCAGCAACAGCCACGCGACGAGCAAGGAAAATTTAGGCCAAAAGAGGAGGGCATCCAGCCTGGTCCCAAGTCTGGGCCCAAGCAACAGGGCGAGCGGGCGCCGGCCTCATGGCGGCCTGAGATCCGCGAGCACTGGGGCCAGCTGCCCGAGCCGGTGCGCGCTGAGATCGCCCGGCGCGAGGTCGAGGTGCAGCGCACGCTGCAGGAGTCGGCCGAAGCCCGCAAGACCGTTGACGCGGTGATGCGCACCATTCAGCCCTACGAGGCATTCATCAAGGCCGAGAACAGCAACCCCCTGCAGGCCATCGACAACCTGATGAGCACGGCCGCCAAGCTGCGCACCGGCACGGCTCCTGAGTTGGCCCAGATGGTGGCCGGCATCGTCAACCAGTTCGGCGTGGGCCGGTTCGGCAACGGCTTCATTGAGGCGCTGGACCAGGCTTTGGCCGGGCAGACCCCGCAGGTAAACCCGCAGCAGGCCGCGATTGAGCAGGTGCTCAACCAGCGCCTGGCGCCGGTGCAGCAGATGCTGACCCAGTTCCAGCAGGCCCAGCTGGCCCAGCAGCAGCAAGTGCAGGAACGCGCCGTCAGCGAGGTTGCTGATTTTTTGGGCAAAGCCGAGTTTGGTGAGGACGTGCGCGAGGACATGGCCGACCTGCTCGAGACGGCGCAGCGCCGTGGTCAACCCCTGAGCCTGGCCGAGGCCTACAAAAAGGCCTGCCTGATGAACGACAACGTGCGCGCCGTGATCGCCCAGCGCGTCAAGGCCCAGGGCGCCCAGCAGCAGACCCAGGCCGCGCAGAAGGCGCGCTCGGCGGCTGTGCAGGTGTCTGGTGCGGCGCCGGTGGGTGCAATGCGCCAAGAGCCCACAGACGTGCGCTCGGCCATCGAGGCGGCCATCCAGATGTCGTCGAGGTGATGTGATAATAGAAACATGTTGGAGAAATCGCCGACCCGCTACTTTGGCAAGGTGTGCGAAAAGCACCCAGAACTGAACGGCGAGCGGCGACTATCCAACAGGTCTTGTGTGGCGTGCCATCGTGAAGCGGTTCATGAACGGCAACGCAAAAAACGCGAGGCGGGTGACGAGCAGTTTCTTGAAATGCGCCGTCGTCATGTTCGTGAGTCTTATTACAAGGATCACGACAAGTCGAAGGAGCTTGGAAAGAAAAACGCAGCGGCTTATCGAGAGCGCCATCCAGAATATTTGGAACGCCAAAACGATAGGTTGAAGCAACTGCGAACAGAGCGCCCGGATGCGTTTCAGCGTTACGAGAGAACCAAATACGAACGGCATTTCGCCAAGATTGTGCAGAGGGTGCGCCTGAGAGAGTTAGCGCTGCAAAAGCGGACTCCCACTTGGGCGAACCGGGAAGCCATAGATGCCATCTACGCCGAGGCCCGGCGTATGAACATGACGGTAGACCACATTGTCCCTCTGCGGGGCAAGACAGTCAGTGGACTTCATGTCGAAAACAACTTGCAGTTGTTGACGCGTGAGGAGAACGCCCGCAAGGGCAACCGTTTTTAATGGAGAAGTATCATGGCCTTTCCGAATGTGAGCGATATAGTTGCCACAACCATCCAAAACCGTTCGCGTCAGATCGCGGACAACGTCACCAAAAACAACGCCATCCTGGCGAAGCTGAACCAGCGCGGCAACGTGCGCACCATCAGCGGCGGTAACGTGATCTTTGAAGAACTGTCGTTCGCTGAGAACGCAAACGGCGGCTTCTACTCTGGTTACGACCTGCTGCCTGTGGCCGCTCAGGACGTGATCAGCGCCGCTGAATTCCAGATCAAGCAGTACGCAGTCCCGGTCGTTATGAGCGGCCTGGAAATGCTGCAGAACTCTGGCAAGGAGCAGTTCATCGACCTGCTGGAAGCCCGCCTTGGTGTGGCCGAGAGCACGATGATGAACGAACTGTCGCAGTCGATCTACAGCGACGGCACCGGCTCTGGCGGCAAGGAAGTCACCGGCCTGAACGCCGGCGTGCCCTCCGACCCGACCACCGGCACCTACGGCGGCATCGACCGTGCCACTTGGACCTTCTGGCGCTCCAAGTTGTACGACTTCAGCACCAGCACCGGCGGCAACGCCACCGCGGCCAACATCCAGGCCGGCATGAACAACCTGTGGGCCCAAACCACCCGCGGTTCGGATCGTGTTGACCTGATCGTGATGGACACGAACTACTGGTCGCTGTACCTCGCCAGCCTGCAGGCGCAGCAGCGTTTCACCAGCCCCGACACCGGCAACCTCGGCTTCCCGTCCATCAAGTTTATGGACGCCGACGTGGTGCTGGACGGTGGTATCGGTGGCTTCTGCCCGAGCAACACCGCCTTCTTCCTGAACACCAAGTTTCTGAAGTGGCGTCCGCACAAGGACCGCAACATGGTCCCGCTGTCGCCCAACCGTCGCTACGCCATCAACCAGGACGCTGAAGTTCAGATCTTGGCCTGGGCTGGCAACCTGACCTGCTCTGGCGCCCAGTTCCAGGGCCGCATGCAGAACTGATTGGTGGGCCTGTCGTGGGTCACCCTTCCCGAGGGGTGGGGTGACCCACATCCTCGGGTTTTTTGACGGAAGGAAAAAATCATGGCAGCAACCTTTGGCGCAGCAGTCTCTGCAGACGCGCCTGCAGTCGTTGACACCGCCGCGTCGCAAGACACTGGCGCTGTCTCTCAGGGCATCGGCCTCACTGGCGCTGACGAGGCGTCCATCAGCGGCTGGCGCATCGGTGCATCGGCAACGACCACCGATCTCAAGATCGACACCGGCGACGGGCCGGGCGTTTGATCATCAACATAAAAGGAAAACAGCATGCAACCCACGACCCCCACTGATTTTTCGCAGATGCCTCTGCCGCAACCCAACGAAAGCCGGTTCTCTTACGACAACCGGCTTTACGTCGAGTTCTACCGCAAGCCGGTGCAGCATGAGGCGCAAAGCAAAGAGGCCGGGCGCGCCATCTACGTGGAGGTGGACTACATCCGCATCCACACGCCGGGCGACAAGTCCAGCGTCATCGACCGCCCGATCAACGCCCTTGATGTGCAGCGCTTTGGCGACCGCTACAACAAGTGGAAAGCCGGCCAGGCCGAGGCCGTGATTGGCACGCCGCTGACGGCTCTGCCAGGCATGACGCCGGCAAAGGCCGAGGAATACAAGTACTTCAAGATCGTCACCATCGAGCAGCTGGCCGACGCGCCCGACAACCTGGGCCAGAAGTTCATGTCGTTCCAGCAGGACAAGCAGCGCGCCAAGGCGTTCATGGAAGTGGCCGCGAACAACGCGCCCATCGAGCGCATGAACGAGGAACTGCAAAAGCGCGACGCCGTGATTGAAGACCTCAAGACGCGTTTGGACGCGCTGTCGGCGGCTGCCGCCAAGACGGCCAAGCGCAACGTGGCGGCTGAAACCGCCGAGTGATAGGAGCAGGGGATGGCCTTCCAGATCGTCAACGAGTCAACGCTGTCTGCCATTGTGCAGAACGTGGCCGCGATGGTGGCCTTCCCCGTGCCGTCCGACCCGGCGGGTTCGGAAGATCCTGCTGTCCAGCAGATGGTGCAAGCGGCCAACATGGCCGGCAACGAACTGCTGTCGATGTACGACTGGCAGGAACTGGTCAAGCGGCATTCGATGCCGATCCAGTCTTCCGAGGCCAATCAGAAGGAGCGTGCATTTGACCTGCCCGAGGACCTGTTCAAGTGGGTGGACCAGACAAACTGGAACGCCACGACGCAGTTCCCGTCTTTGGGCCCAGTGTCGCCGCAGATGTGGCAGCAGCTGCTGATCCGCACGACGCTGCCCACGCTGTCGTTCTACTGGCAGGTGCGCGACAACAAGATCTACGTGTTGGCGCCGCCTAGTTCACCTCAGACGATGAGCGTGTTCTACCTGTCGGCAGGCTGGGTCCGCGACCAGGACGACACCACGCTCTACAAAAACCGTCTGACCAAGAACGGCGACGTGTCGCTGCTCGACGCCACCATAATCACCCTGTACACCAGGGTGAAGTGGCTCGAGATGAAGGGCCTGGACAGCGGCGCTGCGATGCGCGACTTCCAGATCGCATTTGAGAACCGCAAGGCCTCCGAGAAGGGCGCGCCCGTGCTCACAATGGCGCGCGACTTCCGCTTCCCGTACATCCAGCCGCTGATCAATACGCCCGACACGGGTATGGGGGCGTAAACCATGCCGCTGCGTCCAATGGCCCCCTTCAAGACGCCCAGAAGGGCTGCGGCCACACAGGTGGCGCAGCCGGTGGTGATCCCCGCCCCAACGGGCGGCCTGAACTACCGCGACCCCATCAGCGCCATGTCGCCTGCCGACGCGCTGGTGCTGACCAACTTCATCCCGCGCCAGCAGGGCGTGGAGTTGCGCAAAGGCTGGCAGGCATACGCCGACCCGGTTGAGGTCGATGACGTTGCCCAGCCTGTTGAGTCGATCTTCAGCTACAAGTCGCCCACCGGCGCCCATGACAAGGTGTTCATGGCCACCAACGGCAACATTTACGACGTGACCGCTGGTGGTGCGCCGGTGGTTGCCGTCACAGGCACCGGCAGCACCGACGACGACTGGTGGACCACGCAGTTCTCGACCGCGGCCGACACGTTCCTGCTGGCCGTTTCGCCTGGCGCCGGGTACTGGACCTACAGCACGACCTCGGGCTGGGTCAACCGCACGGCCACCGTTACCAACATGACGACAAGCGTGCGCACGGTGGCCGTGTGGAAGCGCCGCGTTTGGTTCACGTTCAAGGACAGCCCGAACGTGGCCTACATGGACAACGTGGACGCCATCACCGGCACAGTCACATCGTTCCCGATGGGCTCGATCCTGCGCAACGGCGGGTCTGTCTCGGCCCTGTTCAACTGGACCATCGACGCCGGGTTCTCGGTGGATGACTTCCTGATCGCCATCGGCACTGAGGGTGACCTGGCGGTGTGGGAGGGCACCGACCCGACCAACGCGTCCACTTTCCAGATCAAGGGCGTGTGGTACGTGGGCCCGGTGCCCAAGCATGGCACCTACTTCACCCCGTTCGGCGGTGACGTGATGATCGTGTCCGAACTTGGCCTGGTGCCCTTGTCCAAGCTGATCTCGGGACAGTACACCCAAGACCAGCAGATGGGCCCCGCGTCCAAGATCCAGTCGGTGTTCGCGCCGCTGGTGCGCAAGCTGATCAACCAGAGGTACTTTGACGTGTTCGTGGTGCCGTCCTCTGAGGTGCTGGTGATCAAGTTGCCGGCAGACGGTGGCACGTATCGCCAGTTTGCCATGAACGTCACCACGGGCGCCTGGTGCGAGTTCCAGGGCATCCCAATGCGCAGCGCGTCGGTCATCGGTGGCGAACTGTATTTCGGCACGCTCGACGGGTTTGTCTGCAAGGGCCTGTTTGGCGACCGCGACGGCGTGGACAGCGTGGGCGCTGGCGGCAACTACGTCGAAGGCGAGGTGCAGACCTCGTTCCAGCACTTTGGCACGCCCGCTCAGAACAAGAAGTTCGGCATGGCCCGGCCGATCTTCATTGCGTTGGCGCCGCCGGCTGTGAAGCTGGTGGTCAACACGCAATACCAGTTTAACTCGGTGGGCGGCTCGCCGTTTTTCTTTACTGAGGACAATGGGGTGTGGGACGCGTCCGTTTGGAACGTCGCCACCTGGGTGGGCCAGAACACATACCAGGGCTGGATGGGTACTGCGGGTCTTGGGTACTACGGCTCGTTGCGCATGAAGGTGCGCGGGCTGCCGCAGACGGTGTTTACGTCTGCGCATTTGATGACTGAAGTTGGTGGGGTGATGTGATGCAACCAGGTGTTTTCCAAAGCATTTCCGATGTGTACAAGTCGGGCGACATGAAGGGCACGCAGGATCTGCTTGCCAAAAATTTCATTGGCCTGGATGACGCAGCCAAGTACTTCAACTTGAACGACCAAGACACGACGTTCCTGCGCGGTCAAGGCGTGACTGGCTACACGGGCGGCATGCCTGCTGGCTACGCCAGCAACCTGATCGGCGCCCTGCGTTCCAACGTCAATGCAGTCAACCCAAACACTGGGGTGACGACGTGGGAGAACAAGGCCAACGGCAAGCCGCTGAACTTCACCAAGCGCCCGGCAGCAAACAACCTGAACCAAGTCACTCCGGTGCAAGGCTCGCCATACGTGCCGCCCACAGCGCCGCCGCTTGACCCAAAAATTGCCAATGAGATCGAACAAAGTTGGCGCGGCCTGAGCATTAACTCAGACCCAACCACTGGGTTGCCCACCAACATGAATGAGGTGGACATGGGTGGGTTGAGCGATCTGATCAACAAGAACCAAGTGACAGCCGACCAGGCGCGCTCGACGTATGACTTCAACGACGACGACATGCGTTGGCTTGATGACGTGTACGACGTGGACTTCTACCAGCCGTGGGAGCAGACCATTGACCAGTCGTTCCGCGCTGGCGACATGGCGGCCACTCAGGATGCAATCAACCGCAACCAGATTACAGCCGACGCGGCCAAAGATCAGTTCGACCTCAACGATGACGACATTAACTGGCTGATCAACAGCCAGGGCTATCAGTTCTACGACCCATACAGCGACATTGAAGCCGCCTACAAGGCCGGTGACTACAGCACCGTCAACTCGCTCAAGGGTCAGTACGGCATTGGCATAAATGATCTTCAGAGCAGGTTTGGCTTGAATGAAGCCGACCTGTCTTGGCTCGCTCGGATGGGGATCAATTAATGAAGTTGGTCACAGACCAACCAAACGAACCGCCGGTGATCTGGGAATGGATGCAGCGGCGCGTTGGTTTGCCTTGGTCGAGTGACCTGAGAACTATCGGCGTGATGCGCGACGATGGGACAATAGCGGCAGCGGTGGCGTTCAACTCATGGACGCACGAAAGCTGCTGGATGCATGTGGCGTTCGACAGTGCGCACAGCATGACGCGAGATCTGATGCGGGCTGCGTTCAAGTACCCGTTCAAGGACTGTGGCAAGTCGGCTATTTACGCGCTGCCGTATGCGGACAACGATGAGGCAATGCGCTTCATCCCGAAGATGGGTTTTAAGGAATTGGCGCGGACAGTGGACTGCGTGATGTTTGAAATGAAGGCAGAGGACTGCCGCTGGATCAAGGAGAACTGACATGGGTGGAAAAGGTAGCGCTCCAGAGACGCCTGACTATCTTGGCGCAACGCAGCTTCAGGGCGAGCTCAACAAGGAGAACCTGAACACGCAGAACTACGCCAACCGGCCGACGATCAACACGCCGTTCGGCACGCAGTCGTGGGGCACCCAGTCTGTCACCGATCCTGCCACCGGCCAGGTGGTCACGGCTTGGACGCAGAACAACACGCTTGCGCCCGGCCTGCAAAGCGCGCTGCAGGATCAGATCAACATTCAGGCTGGCCGCAGCGACTTGGCCAACAACTTCATGGGCCGAGTGGCCAATGAGTATGGGACCGCGCCCGACTACAGCAACCTGCCTCAGATGGCCCAGGCTGCTCAGCCCACCAGCCTGCAGACCGGCACCACTGACTATGTGCCGGGCTTGGCCACATCCTTCAACTTTGGCAGCCCGTTGCCGCAGTTCGACTCGTCCTACCGCGACACGGTGGCGAACCAGCTGATGGAGAAGATGCAGCCAACGCACGACTACCAGCAGCGCCAGCTCGAGGCCAAGCTCTCGAACATGGGCTTCCGCGCTGGCACCGAAGGCTACGACCGCGAGCTGCGCAACCTGAACAACCGCCAGGCTGCGGAGCGCTACAACGCGCTGGATACGGCGGGCAACGAGGCCCAGCGTCTGTACAACATGCAGATGGGCTCGAACCAAGCCGCGTTCAACCAAGACCTGCAGGGCAGCCAGTTCGGCAACCAGGCCATGGGCCAGCAGTTCGGTCTGAACCAGCAGGCGGCCAACTTCCAGAACCAGCTGCGTCAGCAGGCGATTGCAGAGCAGGCCCAGCGCCGCGGCATGTCGCTGAACGAGATGAACGCGTTGCTGTCTGGCCAACAAGTCAGCATGCCTCAAATGCCTTCGTTTGTGCCCGCGCAGCAGTCACAGACGCCCAACATTTTGGGCGCCACGCAAATGGGCTACGACGCACAGCTTGGCGCCTACAACGCACAGCAGGCAGGTTTAAACAACCTGCTTGGAGCTGGTGCGCAGCTTGGATCTGCCGCGTTCATGTTCTCTGATCGCCGCTTGAAGTCAAACATTAAGCGCGTTGGCACTCACGCGATTGGCGTGGGAATTTATGACTACACAATGATGGGAATGCCGCAA